GAAAGACTAAAGGCTGCTGAACTTAGAGCTAAGGAAAAGCAGTTATTACAAGTTAAAGTTCAATTAGAAAACTTACAAGAATTCTATGAGAAACTAGAAACTGAAGTTAAAGCATTACAACCAGCTAAAGCAGGTAAAGATCTAGATGCATTGGATGGTAAAAATGCCTAGAGTTATACATACAACTGAAAAACCAGTAACACTAGAAGGTTTCCAAGCAATACTAGCACCTAGTAAGTTTGGTTATTCCTTATCGGCTATAGTTGATGATAATCTTATCGACAAGCTAGAAACTGAGAGGTCTGAAGTCCTTAAGTGGGCTTAGTCCAAGCTCAAGAACCCTAAAAGATCAACTCTTAAACCCGAACCATGGGAAGAGGTATCAGAAGGAAAATATAAATTAAAGTTCTCTTGGAATGAAGAGAAAAGACCACCTGTAGTAGATACGGAGGGAGCACCAGTACAAGATGCAAAGACACCACTATACGCAGGGTCTACGGTCAAGCTGGGTTTTTACCAGAAGCCTTATATCCTCAGAGATGGAGTTACCTATGGCAGTTCTCTTAAGCTTGTTGGTGTACAAGTTGTCTCAGTAAAAGGTGAGGCAGGTGTAGATACAGGAGATTTAGATGCTAACGAAGTAGCTGAGTTATTCGGTACTACTTCCGGCTTTAAAGCAACTGATCCTAATGTAACACCAACAATCAATGAAGAAGAAGAAGACTTCTAAATTCAGATCAGGTCTTGAAGAACAAGTTGCAAAATTACTAGAAGGATTAGGAGTAACTTATGAGTACGAATCATGTAAGGTTCCTTATACCATTCAGCATCATTATCACCCTGATTTTATCCTCCCAAATCATGTACACCTCGAAACAAAGGGATACTGGTCTCCAGAGGACAGACGGAAGATTGCAGCTGTTAAGAGGGACAACCCAGAATTAGATTTAAGGATGGTATTTCAAGCACCATTCAATAAGATAAATAAGGGAAGTAAAACAACGTATGCAAAATGGTGTGAAAAACACGACATACCTTGGACTGCTTTCCACAACATACCACTCGAATGGTTAATCTAACTGAAAGCGAGTTCGTGAGGCACATGCCTTGCGGTAATTGTGGTTCATCAGATGGAAATTCTCTCTATTCTGATGGACACACATTCTGTTTTGTCTGTCACAATAGAACAGGCAATAATGAAGTTATTCACAGTCAAAGAATGACGCAAAATGTATACCTTACGGGATCAGCCGAACGGCTGCATAAACGTAATTTATCAGAGAAAACAAACAAATTTTACCAAATTTACAGGGACGGGGATGTATTACGCTTCCCTTACTACGATGAATCTGGCATACTCAAGGGTATAAAAACTAAAACAAAGAAGAAAGATTTTAGATATGAAGGAGTTTCCATTGATACTCTATTCGCTCAGCATAGGTTTCCTAGCAGTGGCAAACGTATTGTTGTTACTGAGGGTGAATTAGATGCTGCCAGTTGTTACGAAGCTATGCCCGGATGGCCGATGGTATCAGTACCGCATGGAGCCTCTTCCGCAAAGAAGGACATCCAGAAACAAATACCGTTATTTCAGGGGTACGAAGAGATCGTACTTTTCTTCGATGCTGACGAGCCAGGGCGTAAGGCCACCGAGGAGGCAGCGTCGATCTTACCGCCAGGTAAGGTCAAGATTGCAAGGCTTGAAGGCTATAATGACCCCTCAGAGGCGTTACAAGCTAACGATGCTGAAGCGATTCGAAAGGCTATATGGGACGCTAAGCCGTACCGACCTGATGGTATTATTGAGGGCAAAACACTTGAGACATTAGTAACTACACCTATACCACCAGCTGACCATGACTATCCATTCAAAGGGCTACAAGATAAACTGCACGGGATTAGATATCAGGAGCTTACAACAATTACTAGTGGATCTGGCCAAGGAAAGTCCACATTCTGCCGTCAACTTGCAGTTAACTTACTCACCAAAGGGGTCAAGGTTGGGTACTTGGCACTTGAAGAGTCAAATAGACGAACAGCACTTGGATTGATGTCCACAGCTGTTGGCAAAGCCTTTCACATTGGAGAACATGACAGAGAAGAACTCGAAGAAAGTTTTCGTGATACCCTTGCTAATTGGAATCTTTACCTTTTTGATGGCTTTGGTTCTTTTGGCCCGGACGTTATTTACAACAGGATCGAATACCT